ATCAACTACGTAAAACTCAATGACCCCAGACCAGACTACTCAGGGTACTCACTGGTAGAAAGTAATGTCGATCACGACACGATGGAGAAGTTCGTGATGGAAACGAACAAGGAGTTGCTCAAACGCCTTGGGTTTTCTGTGTACATAATAGAGACACAGTCGGTCAAGACGTATGAGGGTGTTGCGGATAGGATGTATGAATGCGTGTTCATGGTCGTGAAGAATGACGGCTTCTCGTTTGGTTTCACCGTGATCGCGTCGTTCATCGAAAAGGGTGGAAAGATTCGTATACAATCTCTCCGTTCCCAACCCCTCCGTGACCAGGCACCAGATGATATCAGCATCTACACAAAAGATTCTGTTGGTAAGGAATTTGTAAAATATAAACTCATCAAGGAGAGTGCTATGCCGAACCTCGATGGGTTAGAATCCGCAAAAAATAAATTAAGCTAATTGTAATGATCAGCATCAATGATATCATACGAATTGATGATAAGAAGAAAAAGATCAAAAAGGAAATATACACCAAGATTTATGAACAGTTTTCATCGAAGATTAGAAAATCAGTAGAACTTGGTCATAAACAGGTGTTTCTCACAGTACCGGTGTTTCTCGTAGGCTACCCAGTGTACGACAGGGGGGCTGCAGCCAGATACGTGATGAGACAGTTTCAACATGGTGGATTCGAAGTTCAACTATTGAGTGATTTCGATATATACGTGTCTTGGAACACCTCAAAAAAGAAGAGAGAAACACACAGTGAAGTCGAAGATGACACCGATTTCCCAAATCTCATGAACCTGAAGAAGATAGCCAACCAGTACAGGAGAAACGGTGCGTAGTAAATTTTGATTTTAAAACCCAATTAATCATAAATGGATAATTTGAATATATTAGTCGAGGCGAAGAAGGAGTATCTCGGACAAATGTGTACGATTATGTGTCCACCTATGATTGATGTTTTTAGCGATATGTACGATGAAGCGACCAAACTTTCCAAGGGGAGGAAGGTTTTGATTATGTTTCAGAAATTACTGAAGGAAGTCCCAAACTGGTCGAACGCCATGTCTAAACAGCACACGGATAATATCGCGAATCGATGCGCGTGGTTTAATGATCTCTTGGCTGCCGTTTTCGTCGCGTGTACGAAAATTCTTTCCGCGGTTCGACTCAAGGCGGATAATAAGAAAATTTCTCTCAAACTCCCAACGAACGAGGTTTTCGTTCAAACGTGTTATAACAACATCGCGAAGGATCTCTACCGCGACCCCTACATTTTCCACGAGGAACAGAGTGTTTATAACCGAGATGAAAAATTAACCAGTCGTTTCTGTTTGTGCATCGAGAATTCCGTAAAGGAACTCATCCCCGTTCAGCAGATTTTGCAGACATACATGTCCCAGGAGTCCAGAGATATCGATCTTGACGGTGAAGTTCAGGATAGTGAGGACCCCGATATCTTTGATGAACATAATCCCGAGCCGATGATGGAACCCGAGCCGGAACCCGAGCCAGCTCCTATGATGGAACCCGAACCCGAACTCGAACCGGCTCCTATGATGGAACCCGAGTCCCAGGAGTTCAAAACGATTCCATCCGTCCAGTACGACGAACCAGAGCCAGAGCCAGAGCCAGAGCCAGAACCCCAGCAGCCAGATGATGACGATGTACTTTTCGGGGACGCACCAGAGACTCGTACAAAAAAAGTTGGCTATTATTAAATGGAACTCTCCGACTATCTACGTGACCCAGTATACGCCGCTCTCATAGCGGGTGCTACCACAGCCGGGTACATCCATCTCAAGGCGTATTTAAATAACGAAGGAAAATTGGAATTAAACCAATACGTGAAGCCGGCGGTTCTTGTCGCCATTCTCGTGTATATGATCATACTCAATGGTCTCGGTAAAAAAGAGACTATTTCCAATGAACCTTTCTAAACTTAAAGATTACAGGTATTTAATAAGAAAATGGCGTCCGTATCTGCGTTTAATGATATGATGGGACAATTTCTTGTGGAATTGCACAAGTCCTTTCCAGATGAAAAGAGTGTTAAGAAAATGCTGACGTCGTTTGATCTTATTAGAACGACTTCCCCCAAGCTCATCGTCGATGGTTTCATGACTAGCGTCACTCCCCACGCCGACCGGATTTCTGCGAAGGATGAGGATTTCATTCTCGTTCACTCCCCAGAGATTGAATTTCTCAAGGAGATCGATCTCATTGGGTTGTGGAGTCGCATGAACGAAGGCACCAAGGCTGCCGTGTGGCAATATCTCCAGACCCTGTACATCCTTGGTACGACTATCCAGTCCGTTCCCGAGGAAACACTCGGTATGATTGAAACACTCGCGAAGGAGTGTGCCGATAAGATGCAGAACGGCGACGGTCAAATTAATCAGGATGCCCTCATGAAGATGATGTCCGGTTTGATGGGTGGTCTACCAAAAAAATAAACCTCGACTATATTAAATGAAAGTTTGGTTCGAGGATCCTACACAACTTGTCAATACTAAAAAAATATTAGACTTCTGGCCTAATAGTAAACAAACACCAGAGGATAGAATTAATGCCGCATCACGGTTTGTTATTTACGCTTCATGTGTATTATTCCTCATTCGTCGTGATCTCCGTATGTTCATTTTGGGTATGACTGTCTTATCGATCATCTTCGTGATGTATAAGATGAACGTCATCAAGGAACCATATGGAGATGTACAGAGCGCACCTACGTGCCAGAAGCCGACGATGGAGAATCCCCTTGGAAACGTTTTGATAACAGATTACACCGATGCCCCAAACAGGTTGCAAGCCTGCTATTATGCATCTGAGAAGACACTCATGGATAAATTCAGTGGTGATCAGGTTTCGTATGATTCGGGACGTTCCCGTACTACACTCCCCAAGCACCAACGTAATGCCTACGAACGACAGTTCGTGACGACTGCCGTGTCGAAGATTCCAGGGGATCAGACGGCGTTCGCGGAATGGTTGTACGGACCCAAGAATAAACCGATGTGTAAGAGTGATGCGAGAACATGCAGTCCCGATATGCGTGGTGCCCAGTTGGAAGCCTTTGGTGGTCTTCACAGAAGCGGGGACAGGCGTTAATGTGGATTAATATTCTCATGTAATAATAAATGGCGTATCAGCTTCAACCTGGTCTTTCTATTGTCGAAAATAAAGGTGCTCTCCCATCAGTGAGGGCGACCGATGAAGTGTTTGTTTACCCTCAGCCCAGTCACCTGAACTATGGATCTCGTCCCAATACAATGTTGTACGGTACCGCCCCCTATATGGCAGGTAAAGGTGCCCCAGCGAGATTTATTGAAACGAGTGATCAGCTCAGACCCCAGTCTACGTCTCGGTTCAATAAGAATATCGTTCAGACCTATGAGCGTAACCTATTCCCTCTCTCCAACATGGAGTGCAAGACCCCTCTTCGCACCATGCGTTATGAGCCATCGAGTACCCGTGCTGAACTCCAAAACGGACTTTTCCAGAAAAGATACGTCAATAAAAATATCGTTAAGAAGTAAGAATGGCTGATCCTATTTCCGTATTAGCTATAGCTGGTCTAATTTATGCTGGGCGGTCACTTAGTACCAAGTCTAAAACTGAGATGTATAGTCCTGGGGTACAGGTAATTGCACCTGGTCCTGGTCCTTCTCCTCCCCCTCAACCGGAATTCAAGGAGAACGATTTCGTGTCCAGGGTAGCCGCCCCCGCGAAAAGAGAGATGGAGAGCTTCGCAGATATTAGTCGTCAGCAGAGAAGTGGTGGTCAAGAAGTTCTCAACATGCGTAACCGCATGTATGATCAAGGGCGTATGAACAACCTATCCCCTATCGAGAAACAATTGGTGGGTCCAGGTCTTGGTGTAGGAGCTGATACCCCAGCTGTGGGTGGTTATCAACAGATGTTCAGGATTAACCCGATTAACGTAGGTGAATACAGGCTCACAACTCTCCCAGGGCGATCTGGTCCCGCCATGGACGTTACAGGTGGACGATCGGCGAAGGTTGGAGAACTCACCCACAATAAACCTGAGACGACAGCCTATCTTCCTTCTCGGTTACCTGTTATGGCTGGTCGTGCCCAGGGAATGACCGGTGTCGTACCCCGTAGTGAACATGAGATGACTAAGCGTACCACCAATCGGTCCGAAACTGGTCTACGTGATGATGGTTTGGGTTTCAGTGGTGCCAAGCGTTTGGTCTCTGCACAGACACTCGCCCAGGACCCGACTCGTTTCAAGGGTGATCGCAATGATGAACAATACGCGTACATGAACCGACCAGCTCCAGGTATTCACAGTTTCCATGGTGCGTACACGAACAGTGCTGCTGCTCAAGTGACTGCGAAGACGAATGAGGAGCTCATGAAGTTTGGTTTCCGCCCAGAGGATCGTCGTGGTAAGGCTAACCGCATGGGTAACGCTGGTCGTATGAATGTTCGTGAGAGTGCCCTTAAGCAAGGTGGACAGATTACAGCGGTTAGAAGTGATACCTCCAGGATCGATGGTCGCATGAACGCTGCGAACGGTGGTTGGACCCAACAGTACCAGAACAACACGTTCCATCAACTTAATCCTTACAAGGGTAACGAAAACCCCAACTCGAGAACACTTGATGTCGCGACGAGGCAGTTAAAGAACAACCCCTTCTCCCATTCACTTTACAGTTAAATGAAAAGTCATCTGATTGATGAAAAACAGTCATTAAAATAGTATACATCTATTTTAATGAAGGTTCATAACCTCAGCGTAGATAGTAGTCAGCACACCGTCATCGTAGATGAGTTTTCTAACACGTTCTCGAAACCACATAATTACACTGTTCACCTGAAAAATCCAATCTATGATGTCTCCCAAATTAAACTCGTTTCCGCCCGGATCCCCACACCACAACTCCTTACGTGTTTGACGAATAACACATTCAGTGTGAACGGTACAAGCATCACACTAAACGAATCTAATTATTCTAATGGACATGTTTTGGCTGAAGATCTTGAAACTGTTTTGGCGCCTCCATCTTCAAATGTGAGTCTCGTCGTGTACGATGAGGATACGAATTCGATTAGCTTTTCGAACGTGGGAGCATCTAATGCATTCACGTTCGAATTTTTTGATGGAACAAATGGATTCTTACAAACGTCGTCTTCCTTAACGACACCACACCAACTCATTGGGTTTAGTTCTAATAATCAAACGTCAACCAACGGGATACTCAAGTCAGGTGCGATAAATCTTAATGGACCTAACTCTCTCATACTCAAACTCACAACTGGGTCCGATGAATTTACACAATCTGTGTATAGCTCAACACCCTTCTATACGGGACATATTCTCCTGGATGGTTCTGACTTTATCAATATAAGTGGTGGTGATGATCCACTCATACATCATTTTCATTCCGGATCTCAAAAAATCATAAAGGATTTGAAAATTGAATTCTTTTACATGAGTCATGGGCGTCTCATTCCATATGATTTTAGAAACCAAGATCACATCCTAAAATTTGAAATCACCTGTTCCACTGATAAGTTAGAGGGTTTACCTAAGGTTCCAATTACCACCGCGGATATTAAGAAGAGTGAGGTTGAAGTAATAAAGAAACCTGAGGCGAAGGTTCTTTATAACCAGGAAGTATACATCTACATCGGTCTTATCATTTTCTTTGGGGGTATGTTAATGCTCCTCACAAACCGTAAGCCCTTACCGCCACCACCCTCGGTTTAACGAGAGATCGCGTACACGGGCTGAGCGGGCTTAGAGACGCGGGTCGACACAGTCGAGATCGACATGTAGACCGCGATCGAGAGGAGAGTGGTGAGCACCGCGGTGAGCGCGTACTGGGCACCACCGTTCTTGGGCACCTTGATCACCTGGTTGATGATGAAGCGAACGACATCCATCCAGGACATAGCCGCCGCAAACGAGAAACCAGCGACGATCGCGTTCAACGATTGGGTCTCGAGTTCCTGGGTAACGAGAGTGACAGTCTTAATAGCATCCTTCATTGTGAGTAATATATTATACCCTACGAAAATTATTTATTCTGGTAATAGTTCCTCCTTGTCTAATTTTTTGTATTTCGTTTTGACCTTTTTTAGGAGTTGATCGTCTCCTGATATTTCAGCACACGAACTACTATTGCTATCTGAATCATCATCCTCATATACATGCAGTTTTACTCCAGAGTCTGAAAAGTTCCAACCATCAGGCTCCCATGTGAACATTACTATTAATAGTATTTTTTAACATCTCTTCTGTCGGATTTTGGGGCACCCAATCATCCCATTGATCGTACGCTTCGTTTATCGAGATAAACTTGGGGTCTTCCCCTGAATAGCGAACAAATTCAGGGCATTCCTCTTCGGATACGACATCCATGTCTTCGTCCGAGTCTTCATCGTCTTCATAAATCTCCGGGAACATAGTTCCAATCGAGAGACCGACTGTGTGCATAGCGCAATATTTCATCGCATACTCTACATCCTCTGGTAGAAGAACGTCTCTCCCACAGGCTTTAGAATATTCAGCTGCGAGAATAGTCGCTCGTTCCATAACCGGTGTTAGGATGTTCGTCATCGTTTCGATGTATTGTTCCATCATTGTATCCATGGTTGATGATTTCTCACATGAAAACGAAGACTTAGGTGAAGTATATGAGTAAAATTGTAACAAATAAAACGGAAGACTATAATAGAATGAATCTTCAGTTGAAGAAGTTCAAGCCCGAGACGATAGCGGATGATCGAGTATGTGTATTCATTGGGAAGCGTAATACTGGTAAATCAACTCTGGTGAAAGATATCATGTTCCACAAGAGACATCTCCCAGCTGGAATCGTGTTGTCTGGTACAGAAGAAGGGAATCACTTTTATTCGGATTTTATCCCGGACCTCTTCATTTACGGTGACTACGATAGAGAAGCTATAGAGAGGGTGATGTCCCGACAACGAAAATTGGTAGGTGATGGTCGGGATAACTGTGGCGCCTTTATGCTTTTAGATGATTGTATGTACGATTCAAAGTTTCTGAAGGACACATGTATTCGACAATGTTTCATGAACGGTCGACACTGGAAGATTTTCTTCATGTTGACGATGCAGTATGTGATGGACCTCCCTCCGGCACTTCGAGCGAATGTTGATTATGTGTTTATCCTCAGGGAAAATATCATTCAGAATAGAGAAAAGTTGTACAAGTCATTCTTTGGTATTTTCCCATCATTCGATATGTTTTGTAAAGTGATGGATGCATGTACAGAAAATTATGAGTGTCTTGTGTTAGACAATACCGTGAAGTCGAATAGGATCCAGGATTGTGTCTTCTGGTACAAAGCGACTGTTCGAAAGAATTTCAGGGTCGGGAGTCCACAACTGTGGCAGATGCATAAAAAAATGTACAACCCCAAACATCTCACACAGACAGACGAAGATGCGAAGAAGGCGACAAAGAAAACCAAACTCACGATCACGAAAAAAAAGTAAACTGCGTCACTTAACACTTCAAGAAAACATACGAATATACTAAATGGCTACTGACCAAGTAAACACCATGAATTTATTTGACGACGGTGATGGAATGGTTCCTCTACAAGATAAACCATCGACAGCGTTTAAAACAAATGAAAAAAATGTGAGTAAAGATAAAGACGAGATGGATTCTACACCTATAAATGATATCATGATGGAGCAGCCCCCTATGATGGACGACCCCAGGGTACAGCCCCAAATGGCTCAGCCT